CTGAAAAATGGTGGGTTAACCCCACTCTTTTTATAGTTATCCTTATGTAAGGATGTTCGTAACTTTGAAGATACGATAGTATTGGTTGGTTTTGGCAGATGCCAGACCATCCGAAGGCGTAGAACCAACGAATGGGTTCGATGCCATACCGTAACGAGTTTTGAACCCGATACGAGGTTGGAATGTGTCTTCACCAACGGCCTTGACCATTTGCAGCGGAACATATGGGCAGTAGAATACACCACTGTCATATGGGTTCTGACCTTTGTAACCAACGGTTACATAATCAGTCTGTGCATATGGGTCAATGTATACACGCACACGACCATTAAGGACACCAGCGAAGGTGTTACCTGTATCGTCTACTTGCAGATTGTTGCTGATTGCTGGAGAATAGTCCAAAGAACCAGCAGCGGCCAGTGCAGTAGCAACATCTGAAGAACAGATTACTACGTTACCTTTACCACGGCGAGTTTCTTTAGCAATTACATTGGACTCACGGTCAATCTGAACCGTCAGACCTTTGAATTTCTCAGCAGACCAACGACCATCGGCATCAGAGCTCAGGTTAAACACACCATTGATGGTGACGTTTGACTGTTGAGCACCGTTTTTAGCCTGTGAGTTAATCGTTCTGATAACTTCACGGTTGATTTCGGCCAAGATTTCGGTTGACAGAATGTTTGCCAACTCAGTTTCAGCGTCAAGACCGTGGATTGCTTTCAGGTCTTGTGCGAGTTCCAAGCTGTATTCTGCTTTCAGCGCACGGCTTTTGGCAGTTACAGTTTGACGCTCGATGGTGAAACCCATTTCGTTGAACGAAGAACCACCAGTTGAACCCAGAGATTCTGCATCATCAGTTGGCATACCACCAGCGGCAAGCGAAGTCAAACGAGCGCCGTCTGAATCGATACCATTGTAACCTGATGGGTTGTCAGAGTCGTGAGTGCCTGAGCTGTCGCCAGAGAACTGAGTTTCAGCTTCGTTGAACAGGGCTTCACGATTAGATGTTGAACCGCCTTGGTAACGGGACTTCATCGCGAAGATGAGACCAGTTGGGCCATTCATTGGTTGAACGCCACAAACATCATAAGCAATGAGGTTTGGCATGGCGCGGCGAACCAGTGAAATCAACACTGGGTCAAAGTTGTTTACTGAACTCGTGTTGTTTGCTGGTGCAGCTTCCGTCAGGAAACCTTGCTCAGCAGCACGAGTCTCGGCGATTGCTTTCTCTTGGTTTTCCAAGATAGCAGCAGTCACCGCACGGCGATGATGGTCTTTAATCTCGCCAGCAGAAGTTTCGTCCAATACTGGAGCCCACTTCTCAATAAGGTTATCGTAAGATACTTGCATTTTTCTTATCCTTATGATTTAGGTGCTGTTTTACGAATGGCGGCGAGGTAGCTATCCATTGAAGAGGAGATTTCAACCGTTTGGTCTGCATCTTCAACAATGGCTTCGACTTCTTCGTCACCAGTTACTTGTTTTGCGAAATGCGACTCGACAACGATAGCAACTTTTTCAGCGAATTGTTCTTCACTGTCAAAATCGATATCGGCAACGAGTGATTTCAATTTTTCGACTTGAGTGTCTGCAAGTTCACGAGACGATTCACGAATAATCGTTTCACGCTTGTAAACTTCCAATTCTTCAGTCGTGTCAATAACACGCTGGGTTGTTTCATTGAGGCGAGCCTCAAGTTCTTCAACAGACCCGGCGAGTTCGTCAACTAGGTCAACTTTGGATTCTGGAACTTCAATGTAAGACTCCGTGAAGAGGTCTTTCATTTTGTCCATGAAAGTCTCGGCAATTTCAGTGCGGAGACCGCTCTGGATTGCAACTTGATTTTCTTCCATCCAAGTTTCAACTACATAGTTCAGGTAGCTGTCTACTTTTTCTACAAGGTCAGACTTCGTAGAAGCAATTTCTTCTGCGAGTTCTTCCTTATACTGTGCTTCGATACGGTCTACTTCTTCAGACAGTTTCGATTTCACAGCTGCTTCAAAGATTACGGCGGTTTTAGCTTTGAACTCATCAGAGAGAGTTGCTTCAGACTCGACCAATGCTTCGAGTTCAGCAGTAGTGTCAATCTGTGTTTCCACGATTGCTTCAACATCTTCCATGTCTACTGACTCGTCTTGTTGACCATTCATGTATGAAGAATAGATTTTAGTAACATCATCTTTTTTCTTCTTCTGCATGTCCATAGTCATTGCATTAATCATGCCCGCTTTCGTTTTTGGAGCAGGAGCTTGTTTGGCTTTAGTAGCGTCTGCAGCTTTGTCAACAGATGCGATTGACTCATCTTCGTCAGTTGCATCTGCGTCAGGTTTCCCTTTAGCAGCAGGCGCATTAGCCTCATCGAGAGTTTCTTCCACGAATTCGTCTGTTACTTCATCGTGGAGTTCTTCGACTTGGTTAGTTTCTTCAGTCATATTAGACTCCTTACATACTAGATTTTAGTAACGAGAGGAAATTCTTAAACTCTCGAACACTTGTCTCATACAAGACAGGCTTCGGAGCCGTTTTAATTTCAGTCTCCATTTTTTCAATTACTTGAGGCTTCAGAACACCGTTATTCCAAACCCAATCAACACCTTCCATGATTCCATTAACAAATGCATCTGGTGCTGATGGGTCTTGCACTATGTCAACAGTGCTAAGAACAAAGTCGTCTTTTACGACCATTGCGCCGTTCTGTTGCTCAAGACTACCCATACCACGAGTTGACACGCCTAGTTGAACACCACCATCAAGGAGACCTTTAACAATCTTACCCATTGGAGTATCCAATATTTGTGCCTTTCCAACCACATCTTTGCCCTTAAATTTGAGCTCAGTGATGAGGTGAGAAACTTTATCAAGGTTAACAGTTGGGCCTTCTGGATGGTTTAATTCACCCACAGCACGCTTCTTGTTAACCTGTGTATCAACGTATGTCTTTACCGCCTTTTCCATGATAGGTTGAGGGTAAACACGGCCGTTGCGATTCTTTTTATCTGTCTGCGCGAAAACGCCCTCGATGACGTATTTCTTTTCGCCATCTTCTTTTTTCTCAATGATACATTGAAGGGTATCGTTTTCAGTATATTCAGTAATTAACTTCATGTCAATTCCTTTACTACTTGCATCGCAGACTTCTCTGCATCTTTCTGTGATTTGAAGGCATCCAGTCGGTCACCGTCAATATACACAACAAATGGCAGAGAACCTTTCTCTTTAGTGATTAGAACTGGGATTCTTTTAACCTTTTTATCAAAGACTACATCGCCTTTAGGTTTCCGTCCCTTTAATTCACTAATTAGTTCTTTATATGTTTTCATAGTATTATTTATACAAATAATGTTTTCAAGACAACAATTAATTACTCTTCCGAGTCAGATTCTTCCGTTTCTTCTTCGGTTTCGATTTCTTCGATTTCGTCTTCGATTTCGTCTTCGACAACATCGGCAACGGCATCAAGTTCATCCTCAACCTCTCCGTCCAACTCAACCGTTTCATCTTCGATTTCCTCATCAGTGATGTCTTCTATATCATCTTCAACATCATCATCGACATTATTAAAGATTGCTTGTGCAGTCGCAATTCGTTGTGCTTCAAGCGCATCTTCCATTTTGTCCTGAACGATACTTTTGAATGACCCTTCTGCATTCGCTAGGTCACCCGAAGTAATCTGATTAATAAGTTCTTCAACCGCATTAACATCTACGGTTTCAACTTCTTGTTCAAGTGTTTCTGATTCACTCATTTTACATATCCTCTTGTTCATCTTCGTCAACGACAGAATTTTCGCTTTCGACTTGTTTTTTCATTTCTTCGATGTCTTCATCAGACATCATCATTACGTTTTTCATTGCCCATTCACGCGAGAAATATTCACCAACATACTGTGATACTTGGTCAAGAGTCTGAAGTCTGTTCTGCAACAGTTCAGCATTCTTGAGTTCAGTGAAATGGTTATCTCTTTGGAAGTCTATACCCACACCGCTTTTCCATATGTCCCAATCCTGTTCAGTAATAATACCCTTGAGAATAAGTTGTTTCTTTAGAATATTTGTAAACAGAGTTGCGAAACGTTTACGGAGACGGTCAATAAACTTTTGGAACTTAACTTCATCTCGTGAGATTTCAGTTGAACGACCCAAAGAGAATTGTGCTTCCTGTTCGAGACGATTAATCGGGACATTCAGTGAACGATACAATCTCTTTTGGAAATAGAGAATATCGTCAATCTGTCCTAGATTTTCCCCGCCAGGAAGTGTTGAGATTTCAGTTCCTCTACCACCTTCACGGCGAGGCAACCAGAAATCTTCCAACATCGACATATGCTTACGGTCATCTTTCAGTTGACCCGTATTTGAATCGTAAACAATCTTATTGCGATAACGAGACATGATGTCTTTCATATACGCTTCAGATTTATTACGAGGCATATTACCAACATCGATATAGAAGATACGGCGTTCTGGCGCCCGTGCGAGACGGTAGATAACCAGACTGTCTTCCA